CGAACAGATCCGCCGCGGCGTAGGGGCTTGCGATCGTGTAGACGCGCGCCGCGGTGGTGCCCGAGGCGGTGGTGGCCGTGCCCCACAGGTCGGTGGTGGTGAACGTGTCGGCGTCGACCACGGTGATCTTGTGGTAGCGGCTGCCGATGTAGACCCAGTCGCCGGTCGAGTAGCCGTGCGCGCCCGTGGTGTTGACGGTCGAGCCTGCGATAGAGGCGATCGCCTTGGTGGCCTCGAGCAGCGTGCCGCCGTCGATGTGGAAGCGGATGTACTGGTGGCCGAACTCGAGCACCGCGGTCTGGCTGGCGCTGAACGCGAACGGGATCAGGCGCACGGCCTGGGTGGAGTCCTTGGCCTCGTTGATGAACTCAAAGCCCGGACGGCGCGCGGCGGGCCCGTGCGGCAGCGTGATGAAGTTGCGGGCGAGCGCGAGGCCCGTCTGGTACTTGACCAGGTCCAGGCGCCCGGCGAGCTCGGGGGTGATCTCGCCGCCGGCGAACGAGCGGAGCAGGAACTTGGTGCTCATGCGCGGACCGCGACGATCGAGGGGTTGGAGGTGCTGGTCTCCGCGTTCGAAGCGTTGGCGCTCGCGGTGGCGGACACATCGGCCAGGCTCAAGGCGCGCTGGCGCATGGCATCACCGACGCGCACGCCCTCGTTGCCCTTCAAGATCGGGCCTGCCAGGTAGGAGCTCAGCAGGTAGGAGAACGCGCTTGTGAACGAGCCCGGGAACTTGGTCGAGTCGGTGACGTCCTGCACGTAGACCAGCACCGCGTCGGGCTCGTTGCAGAGGATCACCTCGCCCTCGACGTCGAACTGGGCGGTGTCGCGATCGTCGATGTGGGCGTCGACCTGGTCCTGGTTGAACACGGTCACGCTGATCGAGGGGCGCAGGATGCGCAGCGCGCGCAGGCAGTTGGAGGGCTTGGCGTAGGCGTAGGCCCAGGCGGTGCTGGGGTTGGTCACTTGCGCCAGCGCCACGCGTTTCAGGGTGAAGGCCCAGTTGCCGGGCTCGAGCATCTCGGTGCGCGCAACGTGGTAGAAGGTCGCGCAGTGGCCGGCCTCGACACTGCCGTCGGGCGGGCTGATCGAGGAGACACGGGCCTCGGAGCCGATGTGGCTCAGGGCCATGTTGCAAATTTGGACGTCAGAGGCCATGGGGATTCTCCAGTGGCATCGAGTGTAGGGGGCACGTCTTCGGCCACGGACACGCAACGAAAAAGGGCACCCGTTGTGCGGGTGCCCTTTAGTGCAGTCAGGGACTGCCGATCAGGCCAGGTCGGCCTTATCGCTGTGGGCTTGGATGAAGCTCTTGGTCTCTTCCTTGCCCGCCTGCGACAGGGCGCGCGGCTCCGACTTCGCAGCCTTGGCCGGTTTGGCCGGGGCTTTGACAGCGTCGGAAGCGGTTGCCCAGGAGGCTTTGAACCCGTCGGGCACCTCCACCACGTCACCCACGCGAACGCGGGCGCCGTTGTGGAAGGCCGGGCTGATGGCAGTCACCTTCATGTGGTCACCTCATCAAGCCTGGAACGGGGCGTCGTAGCTCTTCCACTTCGCCACGTCGTGGGTCAGGAAGGCGTTGATCTTGCCGCCGGTGAAGGCTGCGGTGCCGGTGACCTGCAGGATGCCCAGGTAGCGCTCGTAGGCGACACCTTCCATGGGCAGTGCGATCGCGGCCAGGACCGTGCCGGCAGCCATCTGAGCGATGGTGAAGGCTTTGGTCTCCAGGTGCACGGAGGCGCTGCCGTCGGTGGCGATCGAAGCCGAGGCGTCCGAGGCCAGCTGGAACTGGGCCGTGGCCGAGCCGCCCGAGGTGGGCAGCGTGTCGACGGTGATCACCAGGTACACGGGTTCGCCGTTGCCCACATCGCGGGCAGCGCCCAGGTCGATCTGGTCGCCGACCAGGTAGGTGCCGGCGCCGCCGGTGTTCAGCGCGGTGGCATCGCAGAACTCATTGCGCTTGTCGAGAATCATGATGGTTTCCTTTCAGTGTTCAGAGATCTGCGGTTTAGACCACGCGGGACTCGGTGTTGACCAAGGCGTCGGTGCGGCGGACGGGGATGTCGTCGAACGTCATCACGCGCTCGCCGGCCACGGTTTCCCAGGTCAGGTTGGTGGAGACCTTCTCCAGGATGCCCAAGCGCAGCTTCTCGCGGATGCGGCGGTTCATGTAGAACGCGGCGCGGCCCTTGCCCAGCTCGGGGATACGCTCGGAGGCCTGGATCATCCAGTTGATGATGTTCTTCGTGTTGGCGATCGTGTCGAGGTCGGAGACGTCGACGTTGGCGATGCGCACGAAATAGCGCCAGTCACGGATGGTCAAGCCGCAGTCCCAGCGGTAGTGGGTGCGGTAGGCTTCCATGCGGCCGCCGTTGCCGTCGACGTTCTCGACGGTCACCTGGCCCTTGTCGGTCATCTGCAGACCGCCGAGCGAGCCCTTCGGGTAGATGCCGTGGCCGGTCTGGTTGCCCCACACGCACAGCCAGATGGAGGTGTTGTCGGAGCCAGAGCCGCCGGCGTCGATGATGTTGTCGCCGTTTTCGGCAGACTTCACGTTGTAGCGTGGAGCCAGGCCGGTGAAGGCTTCGGGTTCGCTGCCTTCGTTGCCGTAGAACAGCGTGGAGGCCATCTCCTGACCCATGCCCTCGATGTGGGCAGCGTCTTCGGACAGGCGGAAGGCGGCGGTGTTGCCGTTCAGGTCGGCCAGGGCCTTGTCGACTTCAGCGTAGGCTTCGAGCATGCCGGCCGAGTCGGTCACCTGCACGGTGGTCGACTTGGTGGGCTGCACGCCGCCGTACAGCTTGCGCCAGGTAGGTGCAGGCAGACCGGTGCGGATGGTCGTGCGGTGGCCGGTCGGCAGGTTGCCCTCGACCATAGCCAGGTCGTCCAGCACGGGGTTGGTGGCGTTCAGGATCTCGACGATCGAGGCAATCTTGCCATCGGGGTCGAGGCGCTTGGCGACGTCGAGGAGCGTCGGGTTGTTTGCAGCGAGAGCAGTCATGGTTTGCCTTTCAGTTCATGTTGGGAAACAGTTTTTTGGCCGGGTCGGAGTTGGCGTTGCTTTTCGGCGCGCCGCCCACGAATCGGTCTTCACTGATTGCTTTGCCGACTTTGAACGCCAGCTTCACGACTTCGGGGTGGTTGCCCAGCCCGGTGCTGTTGAGCAGCGCCTTCAACTCGGGTGAGCCGAAGGTGTCGATCGCTTTGCGTGCGACCCCAAGGTTCTCTTCGAGCTTGTCACCGCCAATGTCCTTGTCGGTTTTGACCTGCTCGGTCCAAGTCTCAACGAGCTGGGCGTGCGCTTGTGCCTGACGGGTCGCCATCTTGGCGCCGATGTCAGCCAGCTTTTGCGCCGCGGCCTGGTCGAGCTTGAGCTCCTTGGCGATTGCGGTGAACTCTTCGGCGGCTGCCGAGTCGAGTTCCACCCCGTCGGGCATTTTCAGTTCGTAGGACTCGGGCACCACGGGTTCCGTGGGTTTTGGGTCCGGCGAGCCGGCAGCAGGGTCGGCCGAGGCCGGTGCTGCGCTGCCCGCTGCGGGTGCAGCGTTGCTATCAGTGTTGGTCGGTTCCCCGGCGTCGTTGGAAGGTGTGCCGGCTCCCGCGTTGGTATCACTCATCTTTGGTCTTTCCGTACTCTTTGAGCACTTTCATGAACCCGTCGGGGGCTGCTTCGAGGAACTCCGCGGTAAGAAACAGGCCGATGTGTCGCTTGCCTTCGTTGAATGCCATAACGCTGCCGCTATGGTTGAAGGAGCTGCGATACACGCCCGCCTCTTCCAGGAGTCGCATCGCGATGCGGCGCCCTTGGGGGTGACCGAGCAACCAGCGGAGGTCCTCCAGTTCTTTGCGTCGGCGTTCGCGCACCACTGCCTCGTCGGCTTCGGCGTCGCGCTCCTGGCGCTTCAGGTCTGTTGGATCTTCGTAGGTAGCCACGCGCGCATCCTAGTGCGCGGCGTTTAGCTCACGGATACGCTCAGGGTTTGAGCGGCGCGATTTCTTTGACCGTGAGCAACAAGGAGGGCGAGACGGGCTTGCCGGTTTCGGCCGCGTGGTAGGCGATCGTGACCGCGGCGTCGTCGGTCTCCCAAAGGATCTCGACGTAGTCGCCGGCCTTGAGCGCCAGCCAGAAATTCTGCGACGGGATCAGCGCGCCGGGGTCGCCGCCGTGGCTCGAGGGCACGCTGTAGATGAAGCGGCTGTTGGCGATGTCGGCCCCGTTCACCCGGCCCCACAGCTCGAAGCGGTGCGCCTGGCTGTCGGAGTTGTGGAGGTGCACCGACAGCTGCCACTCGTAGAGTGCATCGCGGTCGACCTGGATCTGGGTCGCGCTGCGCAGGCTCACACCCTGGCTCAGGGCCGTGGTGCCGAACTGCATCGGCACGGCGCCCGAGCCGTCGGTCTGGTTGTTGGTGGCAAAGAACACCCCGAGGCGCGGCACCAGGTAGAGCTCGCTACCGTCGGGATCGCGCAGGCCGGCGATGTCGCCGGTGTCGTCATAGACGAACGGGGTGCCGTGGCGCAGCTTCATGCGTCAGCCGAGCATGCTCGGGTACATGGCCTTGGCCGGGTCCTTGCGCTCGCCCTCTTCCTTGGCCGGCGCCAGCGCCATCTGCTCGATTTGCAGTTCGATCGAGCGGTAGGGTTCACCCTCGCCGGCGCTCTCGTTCATGCTCAAGCCCACCACGCAGACCAGGGCCACGAGCTTGTGCTCGCTGTCGATCGCGGGCAGCTCGGTGATGCCGAGCTTCTTGAGCGTGTCGTTGTCGAGGCGGATGCGCAAGCCGTAGGGGTACTCGTCCTGCTCAATCGGCGAGACCAGGCTCGAGTCCTTGGTCTTGACCGTGTTCTTCATGTCGATCAGTTGCATCTCAAACTCCAGTCATGGCCGGGCTCGGCGTGTTGTAGCCCATGAGGCCGTTCATCACGTCCTGCAGGTTGCCGGTGTCGATCTCGCTTGCGGTCTTCGCCGACTCCACCACCTGCGGGGCGGTGGCCGCGGCCTGCTGCGCCTGCATGGCGGCAGCACGCTGCTGGCGCAGCGCTGCGACCTGGTCATCGGGCACGATGATCTTGGGGTCGACCCCGTAGGCGTCGCCGTAGTTGTCGACGATCTGGTCGAAGTCGAGCTTGTCGAGCACGTCGGGCTTGACCGCGGCCATCTGGCTCACGGTGCCGAGCAGGCGGTCCATGCCTTGGGTCGCCACCGCGCGCTGGGCCTGGGCCAGTACGGAGATGAACTCGACGTTCAGGTCCATGCCCTCGAGCTCGGGCGGGGGTGGCGGCAGGATGCCGGCGCGGTTGGCGTAGTCGAACGCGATGTCGATCAGCGGGGACAGCAGCTCGTTGTGCAGACGCTCGAGCACGGGGCCCAGCATCAGGAGCTTTTCCTCGTGGCGCTCGGCGACTTCGGTCGCGGTGATCCCGGAGCGGTTGTCGTTCGCCAGCATCAGGAACAGGTCGGCGTAGTAGGCCTGGCGGATGCGCTCGCGCACGTCCTGAATGTCGAGCATCAGGTGCTGCAGGTTCAGGTTGACGTCAAAGGCCGAGCGCACGCCCTGCCCCTGGCCCAGGCTGTCGACGTAGAACACGCCGCCGGGCAGGCGGGCCTTGCTGGCTTCCTTGTACTTGGTCGGCACCTGCAGCGGTGGGTTGACCTGGTAGTCGATCGCCTGGCCCTTGCGCAGTTGCTGGTGCTGCAGCTGCTTGACATCGCCCAGGCACTCCATGCCGGGGCTGGTGCCGTAGACGTCGTTGCCGGTCACCACCCAACGCGGGGCCAGGGCCGGGAAGCGGTTGAACCCGGACTCGGACAGAAAGCGGTCGGCCTGGTCCTTGCCGGGCTCCAGGTAGATCGAGGCAAAGCGCATGTTCTTGCCGTCGCGCTTGCCGACGTCGCGGTTCTTGCGTGGCTCGACCAGGTGGATCACGTCGACCCAGGCGTCGTAGTTGCCCCGGTTCCACAGGTCGCGCACGGTCTGGCTGCAGTTGTCTTTGCCGAACTGCTCGACCATCTGCGCCACCGTCAGCTGGAACTCGCGGCACACCGTGTCGACCTCGCCCTTGCTGTTGGTCGCGAGCGCGTACTCGCCCACCGTCAGCGGGTAGTGGTGGATCACGTTGTCGAAGTCGGGCAGCACGATCGAGCAGCCGGTGCCAAAGAGGCCCAGTTCCTCGTAGATCGTGTGCAAACTGCGGTAGGTGTTGGAGCTCGCGAAGATGGCGCGCAGCAGCGTGGCGCTGTCGTGCAGCCAGGTCTTGACCGCGCCCATCTCCATCAGGTCCTTGTCCTGGATCTCGAGACGGAACCAGGGGCGGGCCGGGCTCGTCACACCCGACATCAGGCCAGCGGCCAGCGTGCGGGCGCCGAACACGGCGGTGTTGTCCAGGATGTGGTTGGCGCGCTTGTCGCCACGGTTGCGATCGGTGACGACAAAGCGCCCGGCGCGCGGCTGCTGGTAGTCACTGATCTCGCGCCAGTGAGTGATCCAGCTCGAGCGCTCGGTCCACAGCGCGCTCTTGCGCGAGAGGATGCGCTGCCGTTGGTTGATCGGCTTGTCGTCCATCACTGGCCGAGCAGACTGGTCTTGCCGGTGGTGAGCGCGCCCGAGGCGATGCCCGACGGACCGGTCAGCAGGGAGCCACCGGCCATGCCGGCGCGGTTGCGACGAGCCTTGTCGGTCAGGGCAGCGCTGTCAGGCTGCTTGACTTCTTGAGGGGGTGGCGGAGGCGCCGGGATGTTTGGGCTGGACATGCACATGGGGAAAAACTCCTGTGAGTTGCGGGGCATTGTGCTGCGCACCCCCAGCAACACGGACACCCCGGGCGCTCAGATCCGGGCGTAGGGGTCGTAGTCCATCGCGCTGTCGGGCGTGGCCTCGCGGTCGAGGTAGCGCAGCGCCGGCACCTTGGGCGTGTCCATGCGCGCCAGGATCAGCGCGCTCGCGCGGTCGGGCGAGCGGCCCACGCGCTTGACGATGTCCTCGCGGGATTCGACCTTGATGGTCATCCCGGAGAGCTCCCAGCGCGGGGCGCACAGTTCCTTGAGCAGTTCCTGATCGGGCGGCAGCGCGATGCCGTTGTCGGCGTCGGGGTCTAAATCCTCGCGCATCTGCCACCACAGCTGGCTGCGCAGGTTGAAGAACCCCAGGCGCCCGGACTTGTCGCGGGCGGTCGCTTTCTCGCTCACGTTCACGCCGTAGACGGGCTGGCTCGCCTCGGCCAGGACGTCGTAGGGGCTCGCACCCACGCCGATCACGTCGATGTGGATCGGGGCATGGTCGCGGTGCTCGCCGATCACCAAGCCCGCCACCTTGCGCCCGTTCGGCGTCTCGGCTCCCGGGTGCATGTGCAGGCGATCGAACCAGAGCTCGGTCTGGTCGTTCTTGTAGCGGTTGGAGATGACCGTCTGGTCCTTGCCCCCGCGGGCCACGTCGACGCCCATGGACATGAGCTCGCCCTTGCGTGCGCGCTCGCGCCAGCGCTCCTGGGCGATCTCGACCCAGCGGGTGGGGATCACCTGCCAGGGATCGTCCTCGATGCCGGCCTGGAAGTCGCCGAGCAACATCTGGCTGCGCAGCGGCTCGGGCAGTGCTTGCAGCTGCGCCATGTAGCCGGTCGACACCAGGAACGGGTTGTCGGTGATGCGCGAGGGGATGAACGTGCGCGACTCGGGGCGCACGATGTCCTCGGGCCGGTGCTCGAGCGGGTCGAAGTCGTAGCGCCGATCGTTGCCCACGAACACGAACGGGCGCGGGTCGTTGTCTTGGACCCAGACGTCGTCGCCCGTGACCGGGTCGACGTACACGTAGCGCAGCTGGCCCGGGGTCGAGGGGTAGAGCGGGTGCTTCTTGTCGAGCCAGGGCGCGAAGAAGTCGATCACCCAGCGGCCCTCGGCCGTGGTCGGCGGGTTGAAGGTCAAGAGCGTGCGCGTGCGCTGGCCGGGTCGGGTGGTGCGCACCCAGCCCTTGACGAAGCGCACCTGCTGCTCGAGGAAGTTGGCCGCCTCGTCGATCACGAGCAGGTCCTTGGGCCGGCCCTGGTACTTGGTCTCATCGCCCAGGTTCGGCATGGAGTTGAACTCGATCTGCCGATCGTCATCGTCGCGGTACACGGGCGGGTTGCCGTTGATCAGTTGGCGGCTGCCCAGGATCTCGGCCAGGCGGTCAATGATGCCTTTGAGTTGCGGACCCTCGCGGCGGAAGATCTGCGTGCGGTAGTGCTGCGTGGTCGCCATGCCGATGGCGAGGTCGGTCTTGCCACCGCCCGCGGCGCCACCAAAGCCGATCACGTCGGCCTCGGAGGTGTAGGCCATGGTCTGCGGGCCCGGCAGCGGGCGCCAGCGGTGCTCGGCCAGGTCGGCAGCGATCAGCGCGTCGAGCTCCTCGCGCTCGGCCGGGGTCAGGTAGCGCTCGAGGTCGCGCGCTTGTTGGGGGGTCATTCGTCGCGCTTGAAGAGGTTGGCCCACATGCCGAGGATGTGCGCGATCCACAGGCCCAGCAGCACGTACAGCACCAGGTCGGGCAGCAGCTCAAGGATCTGCAGCATCATGCGAGATCCCCGAACTCGTCAGCCTCGGTCTTGCGCGCCTGTGCCAGCGCCAGCAGCTGCGCCACGCGCGCCGCCTTGGCCGTCTCATCCACCTGCTGCACGGGGCCGCCCTCGGGGCCGGTCAACTCGGTGCGGTCGGCGTAGACCTTCTTGCGCCGGCCTTTGAGCAACAGGCCGAGCATCGCGTCGCTGTGCTTGCGCACGGTGAGCGGGATCGGCTGGCCGTGCTCATCGAGCTGCAGGCGGTAGTGCTCGACGCCATCGTCGTCGACGTAGCGCTCGTAGCGGTAGGCCAGGCGCCCCTTGTCGATCACAGGCTCCTCAAAGCCCACCACGCCGCGCCTGAAGGCCTCGGCCTCGGCCCGGTCGATGCCCTCCTCCATGGCCTCCTGCTCGGCCTTGGCGAACTCCTCGTCGGCCTCGCGGGCTCGCCAGGCTGTGGTGCGGTCGATGCCCGCCGCCTCGCAGGCATGCTTGATCACCGGCACCTGGCGCAGTGCGGCCAGGTAGGCGGGTTTCCAGTCGAAGGGTTTGCTGCTCATGGTCTGAATTTAGCGCTCTGCTATCACTTGACGGACACGCGCACGGTGCGCTCCACGGCCTGCCCACGGCGCCGGCCGGTGGCGATGTGTGCCACGCAGGACTTCGACACGTCGAACTTGAGCGCCACCTCGGCGTAGCTGAGCCCAGCCTCCAGCAAGGCCAGGACCTGGTCGACCTCGTGGTCCAGGAGCTTGGCCCGCGGATGGCTCTCGCCGATGCGCCGGCCGTTCTCGTTGAGTGCGATGGTTTTCTGCATGACCAGGCCCTTTCTGCAAAGTTTTGCGCGTTCGCGGTGTCCTCGTTGTTCCAGGATTGAATGAGTAAAAGTCTGCACGTTCAGCACGCAACAACCCCCCGATTCAATGCAACACTGCAACGTGTCCTTAGACACACGTTGCGTTGCGTTGCACTTTTTGAATCTTCGCAACACGGCAACACGGTGCAACGTTGCAGTCGTGTTGCACGTTGCACGCGTCGAGTGCGCAAAATGTTGCGCGTTCATTGCTGCTCCCAGATAGCGCGCGCCGCTTCGTCTGCCAGATCGCAAGCCTCGTCATCCACGTAACTGAGGGTCCCGTAACCGTCCACGCTGTACCCAATGAGCTGTGCAAATTGCCGGCGATCCTCGTCGGTGAAGGGCATGCAATGCAATTCATTGAGCCCCAGGCCGGTCGCCACGCCGTGGGCGTACAGGGTGCTGACCAGCTTGTTTTCCTTGAAACGCAGCACGCCGTGGGAGTCTTCGACTATGGGCTGCATTGGAGCCGCCTGCACAGGCGCTGCTGGTGGGGTGTGAATGGCGGCGTTGTGCTTTTCTACGATCAGGCTTGCCAGCTGCTCAGCATGGTCGCTTTCTCCGATGTAGGCGATAGCGTTGCCGTGTGTTAACCCGGCTTCCCATACCCACCAACCGCGATCTGGGCCAGAGCCATACCAACGCTCTACCCACGCCACTGGCTCCTGCTTCATTGTTTCAATGCTCATCGTCTTCCCTTTCAGCAAACAGCGATGCAGCCATCGTCGGCCAGCCAGTACGGGGCATCATCCCCAGCGCACAGCGCTTCAAGCGCTCGGCGTGCTCGTTGTTTGCGGGTATCTCGTTTGCCATCGGCCGGCGGCTCGATGCGTTTGACCGCCTCGGCCAGCACCGGGCCGACCTCGATGCCCTCGGTCTGCGCGACCGCGAACTCCTGGATCACCTCGTTGACGACCTTCTCGACCGGGCCCAACTTGCGCAGGGCACCCGCCCCCACGACGGGCATCTGTGCCTCGATCACCACGCAGCTGGTGATGGGGTCCATGTCCTCGTCGACGTCAACCTGGACCACCTCGAGATCAAAACCCCACTCGAGGCCGTCCTCGCCGTCCTTGCTCTTGGTCAGGCGCAGGTAGCGGCCCGTGGCCTCGCGCACCACCTCGATCTCAGCGTCGGCCGCAGCGCGCAGGCCTGACCAGCCCCGGGCGCCCTTGGTGGCGTCCTTGCCGCTGTGGTGGATCAGCAGCACCATGGCGCCGGTGACCTCGTGGATGCGCTTGCAGTAGCCCAGGGCCTTGCCCACGTCCTCGCCGGCGTTCTCGTTGGCCCCTGGTGTGGTCTGGGCAAAGGTGTCGACCACGATCAGGTCGGCGCCCCCGCTGGCGCGAATGCCCTTGGCGACGTCGACCGCGTCCTGCTTCTCGAGCAGGTTGGGCGCGGCGTTGAGCACCGTCATCGGCACTTCGGCCAGGTCGACCTGGTTGTGCATGGCGTAGGCCGCCAGGCGCTTCCTGAAACCGTCGGCGCCCTCGGCGGCGATGTAGGCCACCCGCCCCTGGCGCACGCGCTTGCCGCGCCACTCGACACCGCGGGCGATTGCCATGCCCATGTCGAGCACGGCAAAGGACTTGCCCGAGCCCGAGGCGCCGTAGACCACGCCCAGGCCCGCCTTGGGCAGCACGCCCTTGATGATCCAAGGCATCGCCCGGGTGCTGCTGAACGTGTGCACGGGCTCAAAATGAAAGCGCGGCAGCGTGTTCGGGGTGTGAGTTGAGTTCACATCCTCGACCAAGCTCTCGAACTCCTCGGGCGTGGCGGGTGCGTTCAAGCTGATGCGGGCGCCGTAGTCGTTGGCAAGTTTCACCAGGCTGCGCCCGGTCACCTGGGCGCCGTTGCCCTTGCCGAACGAGCGCCAGCGCTCCTCGTTGTACTCGCGGTTGCTGTACTTGCTGCTATGGCCGCTCCACTCCTCCCAGAGCTCAAAGCCCTGGCCTTGCGTCTCGCAGTGGATCGCCATGCCGACCATGACCCAGTCGTCATAGTGCAGATCCGTGGGCAGCGCCGCCAGGCACTCCTCGAGCTGCGCCATGGTGAGACCCGCAGGATCGCCGCTGGTGCCGGTCTCGAGTGGTTCTTTGGATCGTGCGAAGCGCTCGGCGTGCAGCTCGAGCACCTGCTCGGGCAGGGGTGCGATGGTGTCGGTGTTGCCCAAGAGCTCGGTGATGTCGAGCGTGTTGCCGGTGAAGGTGACGAAGCCGCGGGTGCTGAAGCACTCCATGCCGAAGTCGACGTTGCGGATCGCCTTGCCGTTGCCGAGGTCCCCTTTGAAGAACACCCGGATGCCCTGGCCGCTCGGTGAGAACTCGGCATACGAGTCGCCCAGCAGCGCCTCGACCTGGGGGTGGATCTTGCCGTCGGTGATGCAGTTGTCGAAGTCGAGCGCGCAGATGTTGAACTGGGACAGGGCGGCGAAGCCGACACCG